TCTCATTAATAATTAGATTTTTGCCTGTCTGTTAATTTATGTTCTATTTTTTTATAATGTAATTGTTCTACTCTACAAACTTTTAATGTTTTACTGTCAATATTTAATGAATGTCCAAATTCTACATTACATTTTTCTTTTAATTTTTGTGCTATTCTTTCTTCTGGTATTTTCCAATTAGTTCCTAGATGCTCGATAAAAGATTCAAATCTAAAATAATGGTATGCCTCTTCCGTAAGACATGCACCACTATTAATTTGACTTCTTTTCATTGCTTGTGGTCCATTAACACAATATTGATATAATTCTTCTTTTAATCTATCTGCTATTTGTGTTCCGGCAGGTGGTGTAATTTCTTGGCAATTATTTCTTAATAAAGTTAATTTAGATCTCCAATCTTTTGGTTTTAATGGTTCAAAATATATTCCTGTTTGTTCCCATATAAAGTTTAGAACATCTTTTTGATTAGTCATAAGTTTAGTATTAGGTATTGTAACTTCGACATTATCATCATTGGGCATCACAATATTAAATCTATACTCAGGATCTGCATATTTTATGATTGCAAAATCATTTATATCTGGAAACGTAGTTACGCCATCTGATTTAATTCCAAAAGGTTTAGAGTAACAAAGTGTACGCATACATTTAGATTGTATGGGTTCCTCGTAACAAGTATGACCTGCTGTATCTTTTTTCCACGCAGCTATCTTGCTATCTAATTTTGATTTATCCCAAGGGTCTTCTAAATAATTGTAGTTTGCTTTTGCAACTTGATCAGGCCATTTGTCTTTGTATTTTTTTTTTGCAAATACCATGTAATTATACATAAATCGATCTCTACCATCACTTAATTTTTTTTTAGAACATAAAGATAAACAAGGTGGACCATCTTTAAATTCTTCGTTTGTACCTAATAATATATCTTTGTAAGTGCTAGAAACTAATTCACTTAATCTTTCTTTGTCTATTTTTGATTCGTTTGCATATTGTATAAACTGATCTAATGATAGTTTAGAATTATTCTTATCTACAGCATATCTAGTAGAATCTNCGTTATTGTAATAAGGTAAATTAATAAAGTTACCTGGTTTAATATCCCCTTTGTCGTCTTCTTTTAATTCTTTTTGTTTTGGAAAAACTTCTGTATTAGAAGGAAGACCTAAAGGTAATAAAAAAGATTTAAATGCTTCAATTAAATCTATAGTGGGTATTGGTTCTTTTAAAAATAAATAACAATGTAGACCTCCACTTTTAGATAGAATTGGTATTAAAGGTAATTTATATTGTTGGAATAATGCTAAGAATTCTTCTACTTTAAATTGACCATAATCAGGTGGATCAATATCTATACAACCAAATTGCACTGTTTTATTCAATCTACATGGTTGAATACCAATAGAAATTTTTCCTTCTAAATGATTTTTATAATCAATAGAAGACACAGGTCTACCCGCCCATTCGTAATTAGGTTTTATTTTATTTTTGTCTGAGTCTAGAGAAGTTTTAGACATGTCAGCAATACCAAAATCGCCTTCATATCCAGTAAATAGTTTAATAAATTCGTTAACCATAATGATCCCTTATTACGGGCGGCTTCAGTCTCCCTATAACCGCCCATATTTCTCTTACGAGAAACTAGTAATTTGATTTATTTTCCTCTGAAACTGTGGCAGATTTTTGCTGCGAGTTTTTAAGAGAATTGTGAAAATCACGGGCCATTTGGTATAGACTAGCATTGTCAACTTTTTTTAACATGTCTATGTTATAACCATGCCAATTAAAATTGCTTCCTGCGTTCTCAACAGATCTTAATTTATATACTCTTGAAAACATAGGTGCCGGTACAGACTTGCCAGTTTTAGGGTCTGTCTCAAATTGATCTTCAATTTGTGAATTCCATCCTCTGCTAACTTTTAACTGAGTAGATTTCATAGTCATCAAAGCTTTCTCAGGTCTGTCTCCATTTATAATAACAAAATGATTTGCTGTCTTGATAATCTCGTTACCATTTTTCAACACATCCTTATTGTTATTTTTGTTTTGAGTTGTTTCTGCCATAACTTCTGGACCCCTATCATTACTGATTGGTCTACCTTCGCTTCTTTCAAAAGGTGCCCATTCAGGGTAAGTCATTTTGTAGAACACAGGAATAACTTCTATTCCCTTCTCTCCATTATACAATTTTTTTGTAACTGTATTATAAAACATACCAGCTTCTGCTCCTTCTACATATTTGGCATGTTTCTTTTTTTGTTCGTCTGAACCACTTTGCAGTAATTTCAGAAAAGGTAAAGCAAGATCTCCTTTGTCAATGTTTTCAAGACCCATTCCTGAGTCAGCAACAAAGTCCAAAGTTGCTAATGCACCACCTTGTTTGTTTGCGACGTTTCTTGTTTCTTCACTCATGTTATTTGCTCCTTGTTATTTTTGTTTTGTTTCCCTTAAACAGGTTAAAATGTTCAGATGGCAGTTCTTGATTATTTTCAGAACGTTCTCTAAACAATGCTTTGAGGGTCATAGGTTCGACTTTCAACTTTTGAGTTGGTTCGAACCCATTCCCTTTTGCAAGGTCTGCGTATTCGCTCGCCTTGTTATCTTCGCCACGACCAAAGGAAACAGTAATCTCATTTTTAATAAGATCACCTAAGTCATGTTCTCGAAGCCAGTTGTATGCGCCTTCCTTCTTATCAATAGGTATAGTTGCGCTATAAATTTCTTTTACTTCTATTGCAGATCCGTCAGCTAGTTTCATAGTTTTCATTTTCAATGAATCCATTATTTCAGGTATAGCTATGTTTGATATTTGGTCTGCGTTTTGTTTTTTTAATTTAATACGTTCTTCATCTTCTTTTATTTCGTCTTCTAATTTTTGTAATTTAATAACTAAATCGGATAAATTTTCTACACCGTTTAAATTATTTACGTCTTGAGGTGCGTCCTCAATAAACATTTTTTGTATATTATTTTCATCATTCATAGGTTTCTTCTCTTTCATTGGGGTTAAAGTTTGGAACAGGATAATAAACTTTTTCTTGTCTATCCCATTTTAACTGTGTTATCTTTCTATCGTGTAAAATTTTACCAGTTTCATAAATTATAGACGGATCTCCAGTTAAAATAATGTAATCGTGTGATTTAACATCTTTTAACTTTTTTACTAATTCCCTATGGACAGGACCTGCACTTAATACAATTTGTGCGTGTTCTTTTAATAACACTTTGATTTTACCATATTTCAAAGCACCCATAATATTAAACTTAGGTCTACCAATACTTGTTCCTGGTATTTCCTGTAATAGGTAAACCGTTGGTTCTTGATCTTTTTTTATTTCTTTGTATTCCGTCATAACTTTCGTATTTGACTTGTAGATTATTTATGATACATTGTCAAACAGAAAGAAGAAATAAAACTATGAATTATAAGTTTAAAACTAAACCCTATGCTCATCAAATAAAAGCATTAGAAAAGTCTTGGGATAAAAAAGCATATGCCTATTTTATGGAAATGGGTACTGGTAAATCAAAAGTGTTAATAGACAATATATCTATGCTCTATGATTATGGTAAAATTAACGGTGCCTTAATTATTGCTCCTAAGGGTGTATATAAAAATTGGCAAGATTCTGAAATACCAACACATTTAACTAATCATGTTCAAAAAAGGTCTGTATTGTGGCAAGCTAACATTAATAAAACACAAGAAGAAAAATTAAAAGTTTTGTTCAAACCAGAAATGCATTTACATATTTTAATTATGAATGTTGAAGCATTTTCGACTAAAAAAGGTCTTGATTTTGCCTTAAAATTTTTAAGTTGTCACAAAACATTGATAGCAATTGATGAATCAACTTCTATTAAAAATCCATCAGCTAAAAGAACTAAAAATATATTACGATTGTCTCTTCATAGTAAATATAGAAGAATTTTAACAGGTTCTCCCGTTACAAAATCACCGCTTGATTTATTTACTCAGTGTTATTTTTTAGATCCATTTTTGCTTGATTTTACATCATACTATGCTTTTCGTAATAGATATGCAGAAATGAAAACTGCAAATTTTGGTGGTCGTTCTGTGCAAATAATAAAAAACTATAAAAATTTACCTGAATTATCTAATAGATTAACTAACTTTTCTTACCGTGTATTAAAAGATGATTGTTTAGATTTACCACCTAAAACTTTTATGAAAAGAATTATACAACTTACACCAGAACAAGATAAAATTTATAAACAGATGAAAAAACTAGCTCTTGCTGAAATGAATGGAAAATTAGTTACCACAGCTAGTGCAATAGTGCAGCTTATGAGAATGCAACAAATTACATGTGGTCATTTTGTTTCTGACGATGGGTCTATTCAACAAATTAAAAATAATCGTATAACAGAACTTGTAGATGTTGTAGACGAAGTACAAGGTAAGGTTGTAATATGGGCACATTGGAGGAACGATATAGCAACAATAGTAAAACATCTTAAAAAAGAGTATGGGGATAAATCTGTTGTAACTTATTATGGAGATACTTCTACAGAAGACAGACAAAAAGCAATAAAACAAATGCAAGATCCTGAAAGTCCTGTAAAATTTTTAGTTGGTACACCGCAAACAGGTGGTTATGGTATTACATTAACGGGTGCATCAACAATGATATATTATTCTAATGGTTATGATTTAGAAAAAAGAATGCAATCTGAAGCTAGAATAGATAGAATTGGTCAAGAAAGCCCTATGACATATATAGACATTATTGCTGAAAACACTGTGGATGAAAAAATTGTTAAGGCTCTTCGTAAAAAAGTAAATATTGCATCACAAGTAATGAATGAAGAATTAAAAGATTGGATATAATCCTAGAAAAAGTAGGACTAACGTATAGCGGCTACAATTTTTCAATTAGCACTAATATAACACCGGCCATGCCACTCATAACAGCACCCATAGACACTAGTAATATTCTTTCTACTCTAGTGATTTGATTTTCTAATTGGTGCATTTTGTCATGAGTTTGCTTTTGCATAATTCTGCAAAGTTTTTCATGTGATTCTATTTTTTGAAGAGCATTATCTTTAGCCATTATACTTTACCTCTGCTTTTAAGTTTCATAGTTTTTTCTTCGTTAGTTAAATAAGCACTTTCACTAGCTGTCAATCCCGTTGGTGATATATTTGTATTCGATGCAACTTTTGTTTTATCTACGTTAGGTGTTTGTAGTTGTGGTGTTGGTGCTTTACTAAACGGACTTCCTGGCACTACTAAGTTTTTAATTTTAGGTACAACTTTATCTAAAAAAGTTGGTTCACTTTTAATATTTCCTCGTTCATCGTATATCATATTACCTTTTGCATCTCTCATAGCATTTGCTTGTGCTGGTTCATAACCATCAGGAAACAATTCCTTATCTTCATAAGCATCTATTACATCATCTAATTCGTCTTGTGGAAAAACAAAATCTTCATTTAAAAAGTAATTATAATTTTTACTATTTTTAGTTTTTTGTTCTGCAACTTTTTCTATAGTCTTAACTTTTCTCTCAAACCTAGGTTTTGAATAATTTATTGGAGTAAAAACACCATCTATTAAATTATTAACTATTTTTTTACTAACGTTAGCATCTTTTAAAATGTCTGCTATCGTATCTTCGTCAAGATCTAACATTTGAAAATCTTTTATTTTCATATAAAGATTTCTTTGTATTCTAAAAGCTTCATCTTGCATTTTTTCAAATTCAGCTTTTAATATAGAAGGTGGTCTGTTTATATAATCTCTTGATTTGTAAAATTTTTCTGTTTCATCCGCTGCTCTTAATAATCTATTTGCATCTGCAGCTAAAAATTTTAAATCTTCTTTAACATCAATTCTAATAATTCTTGTTCCTGTAAATAATGCCAATAACTCATCACCAAGTTTTGCCAATTTACCTTTACCTGTTACATCTCCTTGTATAGCATCTTTAATCTTATTACCTGTTGATAAAATACCAGGTTCTGCACCTTTTATAATATGGACTAAAGATTTATTAAATTTATCTTCTAAAGTATCTGTTGGAGAATAGATGTAATTACCCTCTGCCGTTCTACCACCACGACCTGCTGTTAAAAAGTTACCACTGTTAACATCTTGTATTCTTTCATAATAAATTGCAGGTGAAAGAAAAGGTTGTAGTAATTCCATCATTGGTCCATCTTCTTTGAACATTAAATTCATAATATAATCATCCATATCTTCTTCTGCTATGTTTTGTTTGTTAGCCATAGTTAAAGCTGCTTGAATAGGTCTTTCTAAAACATCGTAAGGACTAAAATAAGAAAAATTAATTGCAGCGGACTCACCATTTTTCCACGGTTCAATTCCAACTAAATTAGAGTTTTGATCCCAAGGTGCAGCTCCTGATCTACCATAAGCATCCCATTGTTCTTCTGTTGCACCAGTTAAAAAATTAGCTGTTGCTCCTGCAGCTTTTCCTATTCCTTTAACTGCAAGATAACCACCTATTAAATTTTTATAACCCATCTCTCTTAAATGTGGGTTGTTAGATGCAATATTTTTTAATGACATACGAATTGAAGTTGCTCCTGTTCTTAACATCTCTGAAGGAAACGAAACAAAGTTACCTATAATTGGTATATTTCTTAATCCTTGTATTACTGGTGGAACTTTACTATATGTTGGGTAAGTGTTTCTTAACATAAAAGCTGATGCTTCATCTAAAGCTTCATCTAAACTTTTAGTTGCTCCTGTAAATATATTTTTTCTCTCAAAAGGTTGCCTGTGTAATTTTAAATAATCTTCTACATCTGCTACACTTTTTAATGCTACAGATAAATCAGATTTAAAAAATTCAAATCCATATCCCTTCCATAAATTATCTCCCCCTGCATATAATCTTGCAACTCTTTCTGTAATTTTACTGTTAGCAAAAAAATCAAACAATTCATTTTCGTTTTTTATTTTTCCGTCTTTTAATTTATTAACAACGGCTCTAAGTTCTGCAGCAACGATGTTTTCATCGTAAACTCCAAGGCCTACAAGTTTTTCTACGTATTTAGAAAACTCAACTTCATCAATAGGATCTCCTTTACCTGCTTTAAATATATCTTTAAAGACTGATCGCATTGAGTCTAAAGCATTAGCTCCTTTACCTACGTGTCCATTCCATAATGAAAAGAAAGAAGCAGAGGTAACATTTCTTACTTGTGTTTGTGGTGAGTATAAAGTTTTCATGCCTTGCACAGTTGCCTTAGCTTGTAACATTTGTCTTATAACAGGAATTTTTGTTAACACATCTAATGGAGTTCCTGTTTTTTGAAAAATGTTAGCTAACTCTGGTGACGTGTACATTTTTTCTATATCACTAGACATAGAATTTAATCTATCTATCTTACCAATTCTAACAGGGTTAACAAATTTTGTTTTAGCTGCATCTATATTATCAAATAACCAACCATTGTTTCTTCCAACTTTAGCCATAATATCAAATCCTTGTTTAGTCGCTGTTGATGCATAAGCATCACTAACTGTAAACATAACTTGTGCCCTTAAATCTTTTTCTTCTCCTAATAATTTTTTAATAACATCAGGTAATTCTTCCCCTGTTTTTAAAAACTTAAATTGATCCATTCTTAATTCTCTTGAACCAATATTTTGTAATATTTTAATAGGATGAACGTTTGCTGTTCTACCTTTTGCAATAATATTATTAACTAAATCGTCAGAGTATTTTTCTAAAAAATCTTTACCACCATATGTTTCTTTAGCTATCTCTCTTAAATCTCTGTTTTTTGACACCACATTTTTTAAAATAAAACTTTTAGCATTTTTTCTAACTAAATCATCTGGTGTGTAGTTTGGATTAGTAAATGTTGCAAAAGATTTTAAAATATAGTTATCCACTCTGCCAGATAAAGAATTTTTTAAATCTTGTATTGCTTCATTTTTAGATCCTTTAGGTAAATTTTTTCCAAACTCTGTTAATGTTTTATTAATATCTTGTTTTAATTCAAATGCTAAAGGTCTAAAATCTTTTTCTAAACCATTAAGTTTTATAGTTCCTCTTAAATAATCTACAACTTCGTCTAAAAATTGTTTCTCTAACATTTCAGATGTTTGATTTGTTTTGTTTCTACCTTCAAATTTTTTAGCTAAAGTATATGCACGGTTTTCTACACCTTCTAATAGTTTATCAAATTTTCTAGCTCTCTTTGTTATAAATAATTGAACAGCTTCAGAAACTCCCTCAATGTCTTTAGGCATTTTTCCATAAGATCTGAACCAAGACATGATAGTATCCATTCTAGCTAAATTTCTTTCCATTCTTCTTGGACTTGTTGTTTGAAACAATCTCCATTGATCTCTGGGTGGTAACCCTTTGCCAACAAATCTTCTTGTTAATGGCGATATAAGTTTTTTAATTTGGTTTTTAGAATAACCAGCAAGTTTTGAACTAATCTCAGAATGGAGTAAAGGGTTTTTAGAAAGTAACCACCCTGCTCCTTGAAAACCTTTTCCAATACCTCTAAACGCATATTCTAGTGTTGGTTTAGTAACAGGTTTTACAAAATACTTATATCCTTGTTGTAGTCCTTTTCCAGCTATAGGAAACAAACCGCCTACAAGTGCGCCCTCTGAACCATACTTAATTCTATTTTTAAACATTGCTACTGCTTTTTTTCTACCAGATAATTTGGATGTATCTGTTGGTTTGAAAGTTTCTAAAAAAGTTCCTTCTTCTCTTTGATCTGGTGATGCAACAAAGTCTGTAACACCAACAACAGTTGCTCCTCCTATTGCACGTTGTGCAATTTTAGAAGCTTTGCTTGTACCCATTTTAGTCATTGCTCTTGCAATAGGTGCTACCTTAGTTGCTCTAGTTAAAATTTTAGTAAATAATCCTCCTGGCACACCAAACTGTGTCATTAATTTTGCAATGTCACCTCTCCAAGTTTCTGGTTTTTCTGGTTCGTAATCTTTCATTATTTTTTGAAACTTAGAATTAAAATTTGTATCAGCTAAAAAATCTGTACCCATAAACAAAAGTTCACCAATACTAGTCCCTAGTGCATGTTTGCCTGTTTCTATACCTTTAGATATATCTGCAAATCCATCTATGTAATCTCTTTCATTAATTTTTTTATCTACACTATTGTAGATGCTTTCTTGTCCCGAAAGTTGTCGTGCTGTATCTCTAGCTGCAAAAAAAGGATCTAATGTTTGAGAGAGTCTAAACAAACCCTCGTTGTCGCTAAAAAAATTAAAACGTACAGGTTTTTTTTGTTTCTTGTCGTAGCCTTCTATGGCTTTAAGTACAGATTTTTTGTACTCTTCTAAACTGTCGATAGGTTTTTTTAATTGTCCTTTATCATAGACTTCAAAAGGTCCTTCATTACTTAGATAAGTTAAATCTTTTGAGGCCATGTTATCCCTCCGATGGCAATACTAAGTTTACACCATACTTTTTATTGAAGATAGATATGTCTTGTTCTGTTTGTATTGTTGCAAAATCTTCCATAGCTTCAGCACTAGTTAAAATTAAATTAATAATGTCGTCACCAATTTCTTGTGGAAGCCTGTTTCTTAATTCTTCAAACGTCAGGTCTTGTTGTATTTCTTCTGGCATAGTCTCTTGTTGCATGTCGCCTGCTGCTGGCATCACGGACATACCTTCTTGATAACCTATTCGACCACCCTCTGCTTTTGTAACAGGTTGTTGTGGTTGTATTTGAAAAAATAAATCAAATCTTTTTCTTGCTTCTGCCAATAATTCAAGATTTGATTTACCGCCTACATATTTAGGTATTTTGCTCCCTGGATTATTTGGATCGTCTATCGTTTCTGCTATTAATTCTTTTTGAATTGCTTTTAAAAGTTTTTCAACAAATTCAGTTTGTTGCAACAGAGCTTTACCAATAGGATCTTCTTTAGTTATTAGTTGTAATCTAGCTCTTTTTTTAGCTAACTCTTCTGTTACGTCTTCTCCTTGTGCTTGTTTTTTTTCTAATTCAAAAATTGTAGACATTGTTGATTCAATATCATTAGCTTTATCTCGCATAGAAAACATTTTACTTCCACCTTCAGATCCCATAACTTTTGCTCTTGCTCCTACTAATGTATTAAATAAATCAGATTCGCTTTCTGTTTGTGTTTTTCTTTTTTGTGCTTGACCCGCTTGAAATTGTTTAAAAGGCCCTTGTGCTGACTGTCCAATTGTAGATATAATATTACCAGACGGTGGTCTTGATACTAAATCTAATCCTAAATTAATTAAAAAGTCGTCTCTGTCTTTATATGTTTCCTTTGGTCTACGCGATTGAACTAATTTATCTATTTCCGACAACCCAAATTGGTCTTCTAATGTTTGTGAGTATTTACCCGGCTCATCTACTAAACCTCTTTTAGGTTTGTCTAAACCAGACGTTATGCCTTCGTTAGCTGATCCACCCATTCTAAACATTGGTCTTC